AAAGAAGAGACAGAATCATATTTGTCCTCTTCAGTTAGATATCGTTGAAAGGCTGATTGAACGGTATTCAAACAAGGGGGAATTGATATTTGACCCGTTCGGAGGTATCGGTACCGTTCCTTATTGCGCTGTCAAGTTGGGACGTAAGGGCTTGTCTACCGAATTGAATTATGATTATTGGAAAGACGGACTTACTTATCTACGGGAAATTGAGATGGAGGTAAGCGCGCCGACATTGTTTGACCTAATAGCGATGTAATCATGAGAAATAAAGAACTAATAGCTCTTCTCCAAGAGCAAGACCCGGAAGCGGAGGTAATGATCCGCACGTCCGATGGAGAGTATGAGTACGATCCGGTGGATGTAACATGGGACGAAGAGATAGAATGCGTAATTATTCAGGAGGGGTAAATATGAGTAGACTAAAGATACTAAAATCCTCTCTTAAAAAGAAAGAGGATAAATTAGACAAAAAGATCAACGAACACTTTGGGGATGTAGCCTCCGCTAACGGGCAACCTCTTAACGATAAGAGGAACGGCCCGGCCACTATGCGAAGATGGGATAGGCAGAACAACGCTATATCCAATCTCCAAAAGGAGATAGACAAAACCAAGTCGGCCATAGAGCGAGAGGAAAGTAAGCTCATAGGCATGGCCCGTAATAAGGAGCTAATGCCAAAGGAGATCACAGATCTTATCGATAATGGCATATTGATACAATGGGGTAAATATCCGCATATATTGTTTGTTGACGGAGTGGATAAGGCACGGATAATCTGGGATAACAAGAAGAAGATGGTCATGCACAAGTTCGCCGATTCATTAAAAGACAAAGAACAAAGAAAAATATTCGCCCGGGTGTATAATTCGCTTCATGAGGCGATCAACAAGAAGGAGAAATAAAGCATGAAGAAAATAATGTTCAATGACCGATTTAACAATTAAATAAACAATCATGAATCAAATATGCACGAATAAAAAACAATCATCCCGGCTATTAGAGGCCGGGGTGAGACCGGAGACGGCAGACATGTATTTGGATGAGTTTGAATTGCCGGTCGCATTTGAATATGGCAGGGTTGAAAATCATGTGGATCAAGATATGGCATTCCCGGCTTGGTCTCTATCCAAGCTGATAAACATGCTTCCTGCCACGATTTCACAACGCAACCGACCCGATTTAAGTTTGGAAATCACAAAAGATAGCGTGTATTGGTTCATCCAATACACAGAACTGGGATACGACTGCAAGCATGAGGTTATGAAAAAGAATGTCTTAGATGCTGTTGTGAATATGATTGAATGGCTTATCAAGGAAGGATACCTTGACAAGAAATACCTAACAGATAAATGCGGTGATTGCCGACTTATCGAGGATGAAGACGCAAACGGGGGCGCTTGGTGCGCTTTCCATCAAAAACCGGTAAGGTGCGATAGTAGAGCTTGTGAGGATATATTGAAGAAAGGAGTACAAAATGCGTGAGATTAAATTCAGGGGGAAAGACATTGAGAACGATAATCCGTGGCGTTATGGGTCATTGATAACCTATCCGAGCGGATGCACCTCGATAATAGGGTTCGACGAGTTAGGGAACGAGCTAAACCATGACGTGGATCCCGACACCGTAGGCCAGTTCACAGGCCTAAAAGACAAGAGCGAAAAGGAGATTTACGAGGGGGACATTATCAGCGTGAATGGCAAATATCCTAAATTGATTAGGTACATAGATGAATGGGCGAGTTATTGCTTGGCTAATCTTACAGATTTGGACTGTGATCTTAAAACTCGTTATTGGCATCAAGTTAGTCCTTGCTGGTGGACTGATTATAAAAGAGAAATTAAAGTAATAGGTAATGTTTATGACAATCCCGAACTACTGAAAGGAGGTAATCATGAAAGCAACGTATAATACCATCGATTGGGAATATCGTAGATATGAGATTGCAAAAGAAATGATGGCAGCGTTTCTTAGTAATTCAAGCAGAGAAGTCTATGAAGGCACTTTTAAAACACAAGCAGAATATGCCGTAGCTTTTGCCGATGCACTGATAGAGGAATTGAGGAAAGGAGGATCAAATGATTAAGGTAACGCTTATAGACTAATAAAGGAAGGAGATGCCTGCACATCTCCTAAAAAACAGCTAGGCTTACTTTTTATCGCTCACCAAGAAAGAGAAATAACGAGAGGTCTTAGGATAGATTCTCTTACCATTCTTTACTATGTAGCGACAGAAAATACGAGTCTTGCTGTCTTCGCGCGTTTGGTCTTCCACATTAAACACCTCCTTTCCGATTTGCCTGACGACCTGCATCGTCAAGCTATATTTAGCTACGCCCTGTCAAGCGAAACTAAAAAAAGCCCAAAGTTACAGGACAATGGGCTTGTGTCTTTTCTCGGACAAGGGAGATAGGACAAGGAGGTGAATGACAGTTCACCAGATTGGAGGTGTTAATGTTCCAACCAAACGCAACGCAAATATACAGGTTTACCGTGTACTAACAATGTGTGGTTAGCAATATTTAAATATTATTTAAAATCATGGAAAGAGATATTGATATGAGACAGACAGTAGAAGAAGCGGCTCATTTATTCGCTGAAAGCAGGAGTAGCGGTAGTGCATTCCCTGCGTATTATCAGGGATTTATTGCAGGTGCCGAATGGCAGTCCTGTCAATCCCCGTGGGTAAGCGTGGAAGAACGGTTACCGGAAAATCAAGACATAGTCTTGGTTAGAGGTGAGTACGGGGGCAAAGCCACCGCTTATCTACATGGCAAGGATAGTGGCTTTATCATTTACGGGGAGGACGCTTATAAGGTATTCGGGGAGGTTACACATTGGATGCCTATACCCGATCTTGAGGAATAGTATTAACCGAGCCTTCCCATGAAGGCTCATAATTTAAATAACATGTGCGTACTTATTTACGACGGGGATGTAGAAATACAATCCCCTAAACAACTAGAGGATCATTTCCCGCAAATCACGAAAATGATCCCAGCGGAAGGGTATGACAATATCATACCGGAATCTTGCCTGTGCCAAGTGGACATAGAGAATACTCTTGATAGTGCCGGAATAAAGTATATTGAAGATTGCGGGGACTATATAATCATTAAATAATAAATAAATTGAAATCATGAGATTAAGACAAGCCAAGAAGATAATGAAAAACTTCCAGTTATATCCCGGGATGTTATGGCTGTATGGAACCGAAAGACTGGATAAAGCCAACAATATAGTGCTACATCATTATTCTAGGGTGAAACCCGGAATAAAAGTATGGAACGCTTTAACGGATAAAGATCCGCTATTGGCGATCAAGATACTTAATGAGTCAATCAAATCAAAGAAACCATGAGTTTATTTAAACTTTTATTGTTTATTTGCAAAAAATATTTTTTATGAGAATTATAAAATCGGACACAGGAAACGAGGTGAAAGTATTCGCCGAGACATTTGAAGATGAAGCTTATGAGCAAGTTAAAAGACTCGCAAACTATGAGGCTTATCAGAATTCAATTATTAGAATAATGCCAGATAGCCATGCAGGTAAGGGATGTACTGTCGGTACTACAATGACAATAACCGATAAGGTAACCCCCAATTTAGTTGGGGTGGATATTGGTTGCGGTATGCTTACCGTGGAATTGGCAGATCAATCCATAGACTGTGAGAAATTGGATTCCGTTATAAGGGAAATGGTTCCTAATGGGTTTGATATACATGACACCCAAAAGGAGAATTTTGATTTTTCAAACCTACGATGTGCGAAGCAAGTAGATTTAAATAGGGCTTATCTATCACTCGGTACGCTTGGAGGCGGTAATCATTTTATAGAGGTGGACTATTCAGAAAGAAACCATAGGTACTATTTGGTTATTCACTCTGGCAGTAGAAAACTGGGAGGCGATGTTTGTAAGCACTATCAAAATTTGGCCGCAAATACAGAAAGTGATCGGGCGATTGAGCTACGTAATACTATTGCCAGATTGAAAGCAGAAGGTAGGGAAAGGGATATTCAGGAAGCGATTAAGAACATTTCTATTCCCGGTAAGGACAAAGAGCTAGCGCATCTTTCAGGTAGTGATTTTCACGACTATATTAATGACATGGCAATAGTACAACGCTTTGCGATGCTCAACCGTGCTACTATGGCAGCGATTATCATTAAGGGGATGGGATTTACTGAGGTAAATAGATTTGAAACCATACACAACTACATTGATTTTAGCCGTATGATCCTTAGAAAAGGAGCTGTAAGTGCTGAGCTTGGAGAAAAGCTACTTATTCCTATCAATATGCGTGATGGATCTCTTATCTGTATCGGGAAAGGAAATCCCGACTGGAACTATTCAGCGCCGCACGGGGCCGGACGTTTGATGAGTCGGAACAAGGCAAAGGAGTTACTCTGCATGGAGGAATACCAAGAATCCATGAATGGAATATACACAACTTCTGTAAGCAAGGCCACAATAGACGAGGCCCCACAAGCGTACAAGTCCATGGAAGAGATCATGGATGCAATTACGGATACTGTCGAAATTATAGATGTTATAAAACCAGTCTATAACTTTAAGGCGCAAGAAACCAAATCATAACAGGCACATCAAGTGTCTAATCCGAGCCATCACCTCGTAAAAGTTGACAGGCTCGAAATCTAAGGAATCCGTGAGGCGGTCTATCTCCCGTCTTGCGGATTCCTTCTTTGCGTGTCCTTTATTTTTGGTTTTCTTAGTCATCCATGGCACACATATAAATCCAGACCTTGCCTTCCGGAGCGTCATCATCCATGAAGTAGAAATTAATAGCATCCTCGATGATCTTTTTCTCGGCGTCCGGACCAAACCATTCCGAGAACTTCACCTCCTTGTCGTGCCAGTTCGCATTAAGAGCGACGTACACATCCCATATGTTAGCGTTGCCCGGTACGCTCATGCCTTTAGCGACGGCG